GCCTCGATCTGCACAATATTCTTCGGCAGCCTCCCATTTCGAGGTGTTCTTAATGTAGGTCATTACTTCGTTGAGGTAACGTTTTGTTTTCTTACGTGTTTTAGGTGGTTTTGTTTCTTTCTTTGGTTTGATTTCAATCAGATATTCTTTGTCTTTTGTCTTGATGTAAACATCTGGAAAGTATCTATGTCGTTTTCTATCCGTATTACATCGATATGGAATGATAATCTCTTCGCTCGACCATTGAAGAACACTTGGATTTTCATCACACCAACGAAAAACCTGTCTCTCCCACAAGGATCTAAAGATAACCTGAGTTGGATTACCTTTATACTTGTCCGGATTCTTTACTTTATATCTCCCACTATACGCCATTTTTTCTTATAAATAAGAACAGAATCTATTTATCTATGGCAATTCCAAATAAACTATCGGGTCTCGGAAAAAGAGCAAATGCTTTAGCAAGAAATGCCCAAGCGCAGGCGGCGTCATCTATTTCTTCTATTGCAAACAACCTCACTAATAGTAAATTCAACAAATTGACGGGCGGAGACACAAATAGTGAGTTGATTTTTCCTGATACTTTAAGAGCTCAACCGAATGTTCATACGGTGAGATTTAGTGTATATGACAATTCAGCAGGAAAAATGGATATAAAACATATTTTTTTACCTTGTCCTGCCAATATTGCAATCAACGATTCCGCAACTTATAATACAATAGACCTTGGGGTTGCGGGGACAGCTCTGGGGAAATCAATTCAAGACGGTGGTTTTTCTCCCAGCAAAATTGCCGAGAGTTTAAAGAGTCAAGCGGCAGGTGCAACTTCCAATTTTAATGAAGCGGAAATCGCTGGGGCAGTAAGTCAATTATTGCCAGGGCCAGATGCGATTACCGGCGCCGCAAGACTTGCGAGTAGAACTCTTTTAAACCCCAATACTAATACTACGTTTGCCGGAAATGCTTTACGATCCTTCACATTTGGTTTTAAAATGGTTGCTACTTCGGCCGAAGAAGCAGAAGTTATTCGTAAAATTCACCATCGTTTTAGAAGATTCTCTTACGCAGATTCAAAATCCAGCGATCAGAATATCATACTTGCTATGCCTCCAACGTGGACAATTCATTTTCTCGATGGTAACAAACAAGAAAATAAATTTATTCCAAGAATTTTTTCTTGTTATTTGGTTTCTGTTGAATCAGCTTTCAATTCAACCACAAACATGTTCCATGAAGATGGCGCGCCTTTGGAAGTAGATGTAAGTCTATCGTATCAGGAAACGAGGGCTCTTACTCGAACAGATATCGATAGTCTTAACGAAGAATCTCTTGGCGAAAATAGAGGAATTGATGAAAATGGAACACCCAATATAAGCTCAGTATCAAATTTTAAGGCCATTGTTGGCGACGAAAACGAATCTACACAACCTTAGTTTCCCAAATTCTAATCTTATGTCTTTCTTTCGACAGTTTCCCAAAATACAATACGATTTACAAGAAACAAATGTTTTATCAACTCGTTTTGATATATTTCGTCATGTTGATGTAGCACATGCTCAGACAGATAGTTATACCAATTATCTTTTCTATGATATAAAAGACGGGGAAAGACCCGACGTTGTTTCTCAAAAACTTTACAACACACCTGAATATCATTGGACATTTTTTATTATAAATGATTTTCTTCAAGCGGGATTGAATAAATGGTATAAATCACAGGTGGATTTTTATCGAGAATTGGAATTGGAGTATGGTGATCATGGAGCTCTTATTTTTATTCCCAATTATTCAATAGACCCAAATCGAGAATTACGCCTGAATGCCGCAAATGTTTTTGGTGGACTGGATGTGACTACTGATGGTTTAAGACTTGTTCGAACTGGAGGATCTCCAGAGGATAGCGCAAAGATTAAAAAATTTGATCCATTTATGCAACAACTGATCACATTTGAGGCAACAAGTGATTCTTTTTATGATTCGGGTGGGACATATCATTTTGGGTTTTCTTCGGACATTACCACAACAAATAGAAAAACATTTTTGTCGAATTACTTAACACATCTGAAAAAGAATAATCGTGTAGCGAATGAAGCGTTCACCGACGAAAACACTCCTTTTACCGAAAGCAATTTAAGCACTTACACTTATACACCTGAAAGAGCATACTCCTCTTTACTTGAGTCTCCTTATAGATTTAAAGCGAGTGATAATCCAACTTCAACATTTGAAGAAGATGAAGAAATTGGTGCGCTCGATGCTCTCTTAAACCAATATGGATCTATATCAAATTTTAAAAGTTGGTTTGATTATGAGTATGAAGAAAACGAAAAAAGTCGAAAGATAATGTACGTATCTCCATTTTATATTGAAAGATTTGTTGATTCATATAAAACTTTGATAAACTCTTAGTATGTCAATTTCCGGAAAAAATATTTCAAAGGGCTCCAATAAGGCCTTTGTTCCTTCTGCCTATCGTTTGGAGTTTATTGAAATGACGAATCACAAAGGTGATGTGAAAGACATACAAAATATTGTTGTAAATATGTCAATCACCGAGAGTATTTATTCGCAATCATTAGTATTATCTCTTACTCTCAAAGATAGTACAAACTTCATTGAAGAGTTTCAAATCATAGGACAGGAAAAGATAAGAATTAAAATTTCTTATAAGAAAAGAAACGGAAAAGAAAAAACTCTTGATTTGAAATTTTTTGTAAGTGAATATCCAACATTTGGTTCAAGCGAAAAACAAGCCTATATTCAAATTATAAGATTGATGGGTATATCCGAGCAGTCCTATATTTCAAATCAAAAGAAGATATCCAAATCTTATTCGAATAATAGCGCAAAGGAAATTGAAAATATTCTTAAAAAGGAACTTAATTTACCCGACAATAAGTTTAAAACTACGATTGACCCATATCTTGCGATTAGTTCTTCGAAGGGAATAATTAATAAGCAAAGACCGATGGATGTTATTGAATGGTTTAGAAAACAAACCTTTGATCAATATCAATCTCCGTTCTTTCTTTTCCAAACTCTAAATGGAAAGTTTAAACTTTTTTCTTTAGCATCAATGACTGATGATAATATCAATAAAGTTTTTGACACATATTTTGATAAAAGAGAAGGAATGACTCTTCCAGCTACTGGTGCTTTAACCGAAGAAGAATACCGACAAAGAGAAGTAACAATCATAAGTGTTTCATCAGATTTGAAATTAAATAAAAGCATTCAAGCTCGTAGAGGCGCATTTGCTTCACGCAATAATTTCTTAGACTATTCAAACAAATCTTATACAACGATAGACTATGATTACAACTTAAATTTTTTAAATAAAGACAGACCAACACTTGAGGGCAAGGGAATACTTTCAGAAAAATTTAAAATTGGTGATAATGTTTTGACGGATTTTAAAAATTCTCATTGCGAATATATTTCTTTAAATAGTAAAGCGTTTTCAGAAAATTCTTCAAATTACAATAGTATGTCAAAGGGTTCGAGAGAATTTTTGAATGCGTACAACTCTCTTCTTAATACGATTACGCATGATGTTACTCTCAATGGAAATTTTAAATTAAATGCTGGGCGGAAAATAAAATTGGTTTTTCCAAAGTCAATCGATCCATTAGCATATCGAAAATATACTGATGGAAAAAGCACAGAGGCCCATATAAATAAATTTCTTTCTGGTAAATATCTTATCACATCCGCAATTCATGAGTTTGAAAACGATGAATATTATGTGAAGATTAGAGTGAAGAAAGATTCGTTTTCAATTGACTTATAATGAATGAATTCGGCGATAGTTTTGTTGGAGGGAATTTCCTTTGGTTCACGGGAGTCATTGAAGATATAAATGATCCAGAAGAAATGGGTCGTTATCGTGTCCGTTGCTTTGGCTATCATAGTGATAATAAGGGAGAGATTCCTACCGAAGATCTGCCATGGTCAAACGTAATGATGCCAATCTCATCGGCATCAACTTCAGGAATAGGCCAATCTGCAACTGGATTGGTTCAGGGATCTTGGGTGATTGGTTTCT